TGTCGAACCGGACGTACCTTGGTTCGCTGCATTTATCAGTGCCGCCAGCATCGCCAACACACCTTCGACATCCATTTTCGCGTCAGCGATAGGTGTCACTTCATTTTCTGTCTTATCTGCCATTTCAGTACTCCTGTGGTTAAAATCAATGGCCATCCTTGGCCGGTTATTCATCCCTGATTCGTTCGCATGTCATTTCATTACACATACCTTCTCAGGAATGTATGGTTTCCAATGACGCGAACGTGGAAGCCATCAGCCCACGACGGTTTCACAATGTCGTGCGCGAAGTAATGGTCTGCCCCGCTCGTGGGGTCGCGATCATACGCATCGACCGCGGCCTTAAAACATTCACGAAATATTTTCTGTTCCAATGTCCATTCGCCAATTTTATTCCTTCTGGAACTGTCATCGTTCCACGCGCTGAATTGTTTTGCCGTCAGGCACGAGTCCTTGATGCTGACACCCCACCACCGTGGGTTTCGTGCGCGGTTATAGATCACCGCCGCTACTGCTACCTTGCCTTCGTATTCTTCGCCTTCCGCTTCGGCCATGACGGTTCGCGCTACGAAATCGAAGTCGGTCACATCAATCATTCATGTTCCTTCTTTGTGGACCGTTCGTGTTCTGCCAGCGTGTCTTGTATGCGTTCCAAACGACGAATGATTTCAGCGTCACTGCTCTGCCTGCTCAATTCAATTTGCTCTATGCGCCGCTCGGTTTGAAGGTCACGCAAATCCACTAGGTCAATGCGTCCTTCTATTCGTAACATCCACAACGCCGCCGCACCCACCATTGCCAATGTCGTGATCAAATGCCCCACCGATACCCGTTTGTCTAAGTGCCATTTACCCGCCGCTTCCTCATCGATCACAATGAACCTCCCTGTTGTTATTATCCACCCATGAACTTTTCGAAACTATAACCACGGGTTATCGGCCAATAATCCATCACGATGGCATCAGCAAGGTTTGGCGATTTAGTGCCGGGCGGGTTTTTGTTAATAAGCAATTTGAGTCGCGCGCCTTTTGAAGCGGTGACTTGGCACAATTCTTTTTCAAGTTTTCGAAGATTGTCAATACGCGAATCGATGCTGATAAGTGAATCAGGATCATATGTTGCGCCTTCATTGACGGAACGCCATGTGCGGTAGAACCGGTTACGCAGTTCCCACCATGCTTGCGCTTTGAGGTTGGTATAGAAATCTTCGTTGGTTGGACTATCTCGATCGCCATCGATGACATGCTTCTTCGGATTGAGAACTTTGTCGCCAGCGTTCCACGGCAATAACCGAATCCCTTTTGGCAACAGCCCTTCATCTTGCAAATTGTTCACTTCACCTTTTACCCCGGCACCCACACCGATGCAGTCGTATTGAAGGTCAATGTTTCCTCGTTCGGTTACATTTGCAATAGCACGTCGGGCAGTTTGTGCGGGATCGCGCGCGCCCCATTCGTCCAATTGGCGAAGAATAATTCCTTGACGTTGGGATTGTGCGTTCGTATCTGAACCACCGTCGGCAACATCAAGCGCAGATGACCATTGACCCGTTTCGGGCAATTTCAACTTGATGTGTGCATCGATCGCGGCGTGTATCCATGCCTGATCAATCAACACACCATCGACGGCTGCGGCATAATTACGGTCAACTTCCTGCGCAAAAATGTGCTGCAATCCGTCATCTTCTGCGCGCTTCTTCCGCGCATCATACCACGTTTTATTTTTTTCTGGATGATCACGCCAATCCATTACAAAAACCTGCGTTCGCCCGGGTACAACCGCACCGGCCCAATCAGCCCCGGCTTCACGTCGTCGATGGAAAACATTGCCCATACCGTTGACTGATGAAATGTCAATTGGCACATGCGTGTTGTCAGACAAGGCTGCTTCGATCTTTTCGGGACGTTCGTAATGCGACGATTCATCCTTGAAGTAAACCAATTTGCGACCGCCGCGGCCGATGTTGTCCCCGGCTTCCCCGGTAATGGTAGCACCGGTTTCGGGATTGATGATTCGCATATAGGACATGTGTTCGGTAGTGGAAAAGCGATCCGGCAGGAAAAACTCGGGAAGGCCGTTGATCAATATGCGCATCTTTTCGAAAATCGAATCCGGGTCGCCCAGCTTATCCACCAATTGTTCCTTGCGCGAACCCCAACCGATCGCCGCGCCGGGCCAGAACAACCACAACCAAACGCTGAACGCACAACACACCCATGTGGCACCCATGTCCCTGCTTTTCTCGATCAATCCCGGTTCGGTATCGCTGACACAAGCCAGCAGGAATTCTACCATTTCGTGTTGTCGTTGAAACAACAGCAACGGCAAGCGCGTTTGACCCGCACCGGACCTTCTCGGGTCGTATGTATCACACCAATGATTGATGAATTCGACCGGCCTAGCGCGATAGTATTCGAATGCCCCATAAATCAATTTGGGATCGTTGCGCAAGTCCAAAACCTTTTTCTGTCGCCATGCATACACCGCCACCGTATCGACCGGCCACGCGTTGGTCGTGCAAGGTGGCGAAACATGTGCCATGGCTTATCGCCGTTTGTGGGTTTTTATCTGGATGACGTTCTCGCCTTTGCCCCGGCGCAACGTGTCGGCATAATTATCGGCGGCTTCCTGTGCGGACATGCCGATTTTGATTTCCGAATCCAATCCTACGTTGCGTCGTGTTTCTTCAACGTATTGACGATCCTTCCATTGATCGGGACTGCGGTTTTTCAGGAAAAAGATTTGTGCTGTCACGTTGCCCTTTTTCGCCGACACGAACAATGAATTGGCAATCGTGGCAATACCTTTTGCAATTCCGGTTTTTATAGCATCGCTAAATTCGCTATTTTCGTTTATTTTACGAAACAAGGTAGCTTGATGAATGCCCAATGCTGCAGCGATTTCCTTTTTCGTCAAACCTGCGGCAGCATGTGCTTCAACTTTGACTAAAATTTCTTTGGTGACATGAAAAGACATCGTCCGTTATTCATCCCTGTATATGCACGTTGGTTCGCCGATTTCGCTGATGGTTCCAAAACCGTTGAATTCAGGCCGTACGGTAAACGTTGGAACGAACGCGTGTGCTGGGTCGATCGTGAGGCTGTGATTTCCTGCGGATACAACGGCCGTCGGCTCAATGCCGTCGTCGTGAATTTTGAAATCCTTTGCTGTCATGATGCACCCATCGAGTTCGTGAACTTGTTTGGCAACGTTGATTGTGCTGCCATTACACTTCGAATTGTGCCGGGTTGAACTGAAACGAAAAGGTTTTCACGTCTTGTCGAAACCCAGCCCTTCGAGCCATATTACCACCAACAATGATTTTCGTCGCCCGTTGCACGTCACGCAGTACCCAGCATGCTTGGCGCTTCATGCTGAGATATACCGGCGTGGATGAAAACTTGGCCCATACATCGAACCCGCGTTCACACATAATCTTGGATGTTTTGTTGATCAAAACGATTCCCATTCCTAGCCCGGCATAATCGGGATGGATCACGGTTCGGTTGCTGTGCATTTTTTTAACCGTGTTCGGTCGATGCGGAACGTAATTGGCGAAACATTGGAAACCGATCTGGTCATCCCCGCAGAACAGCCCGAACGTTTCGATGTGACCACCCGGCAAGCGATCGCTCAGATAATGATATTTGCTAAAATAGGGCCATGTTTCCCGCCCGACTGCCCGGATGTCGAATCGTAGTTGTTCTGCCCGTTGGCGTGGTCGAAGTAACCTCCGATCGACGAATGTTTGCTTGTTGCAATCGATGATCCAGTCCGGGTTCAACCATTCGATCACGTCGTAATGGCAAGACAGCAGGATCACTTTGCGCGCAAATCGCCGAGCGTGTTTCTGAACGCAGTGGGACATCACTTTGCCGATGGTGCGATCCACCACCGAGGTCCATTCATCCATCACGACCGGTTCATCTGATGTTTGGTGAAACGTTGCAAGGCGCAATGCCAGTTCAGCCCTGACCCGTTGTCCGTTGGACAGCGTGTAGGCAGGTCGTATCCAGCAAATAACCGCAGTCAGGCCGACACCAGCCAACATCGCCGCGCAATCGTCATAGCTGTATGATTCGTCAAATTGATCAATCACCGGCTGCGATAAATCCAGCACTTCTTTGCTGATGTCATCACCCCAAATATCTTTGGCCAGTGTTGTTTTACCGGAACCGGAAGCACCGACGATCAGGCCCACCGAATAATCGCCGTCAATGTCGGCATCGACTTCGAAATGGTGAATTGCTTTTTTGGTTTGATCGATGTCGAGTGAATTCGCCGCTTTGGTACAACGAAAAGATTTCGACACTTCGGACGTCAAGGTCAGCTCATAATGTCTCATGTCATCACCGTCACTTCCAGACCACGTTCGTTCAATTCATCGAACAATTTGAATTGCTCGGCCTCGTTGCCGCAATCGATCAGCAATAAAAACCGGTCATCGCCAATCGGCGCCGACTTTGCGCTGTCATTCTGATCGCCGAACATGCCTTGGAATTCTTTGTCGCTGAATCCGACTTCCAGCATGTCGATGTCGCCGATCAAATTCAGTTCTTCCGACAACATCAAACGATCCCAATAGGCATTTTCCGCTGTTTTGTTGTCTGCAAGGATGAACGCACGTTGCTGTTCGTCACTCAGGTGGCCCAGTTCGATCGTAGGGACGGTTTCTTCCCCTAACATATGCAATGCTTCAAGACGACCGTGTCCCGCCAGCACACCGCCCTCAGAATCGACCAAAACCGGCACGTTCATGCCGAACAATTCAATCGATTTGGCGATTTGCTGGATTTGTTCTTTGGTGTGAATTCGTGCGTTGCGTGCATACGGCTTCAATTCGTCGATTCGTCTTTGTTTTATTCTCAATGCCATTTCATTTCCTCGTTTTATCTTTTCCGACTTACAAGCCATCCGTCGGTCGTGTCCCGGCGAACGCAACGTGCGGGGTGACCGTCCCCACATGGTGTAAGCACTTCGACCACTCCATTCCAATCGGAACGATCTGCCAGCGCGACATAGTTCTCTTGTCCATCTCGGCCACCGCGCTTCGCGGAACTTTTCGAATAGCGAGGGATTCCCCCGGTCGTATAAAATGGCGTTCTTCCGGTCAGTGGCTTTCTCATTTCATTTCCTCGTTTTGTCTTTTCCGACTTTTCACGTCCCAAGACGTCTTGGCGTTACTTTTTCCGACCTGAAACGTCTTGGCGCGTCTTGGCGTTACTTTTTCCGACCTGAAACGTCTTGGCGCGTCTTGGCGTTACTTTTTCCGACCTGAAACGTCTTGGCGCGTCTTGGCGTTACTTTTTCCGACCTGAAACGTCTTGGCGCGTCTTATCAACCATGCAATCGACGATCATGCCAGCGACCGCTGATCATGGTTCGTTGTTCCACCCCGTCGATGAACGTGATCAGGAATAATTGCCCATCATCCAATTCCAGTGCGTCCTTCGTTTTCACCAGAACCGGCTGATCAAATATGAATTGAGCGTGCTGACAAATCCCTTCGGCCCAACCGACATCAGTCACAATTCGATTTTCTTCGTAGGTAAACCGAAACGGTTTCATGTCAATATCCATCAATGGCTCGCTTGATCATACCAATTGCCGTGCCGGAACGAATCATGTTCCACGTGAAACGCAACACGCGCCACCCGTATATTGCCGCTTCATCGTATTTTTCACAATCCTGTTCGAACCCGGCGTTGGTGGTGTGACGAGATTTCAGTGCCGGGTTGGTCAGCCCTTCGCATTCGATGCCGATCTTTTTTTTGACCAGTGCAAAATCGAATCGCCATTTGCGGGTCGGGTGAAATTTGTATTCACGCACG